CATGTCAGCGGACATTGCTTATTCTTATATAGCCATGAACGGTGATATGATTTCTGTAACTAGCGGTACTCACATAAGTGGCAACTCTTTGACTGTTTTAATTAATAGTATTGCTGGTAGTCTCAATATGAGATGTGTATTCATGCGGTTATATGGATATGATTTGGATTTTAGAGATTGCGTTTCTCTCGTTACTTATGGCGATGATAATATTGGTTCTGTCAGAAAAGGGTACGATGCATTTAATATTAAGTCCTGTGCTGAGATATTGGCCGAATATGGTCAGGAATATACTATGCCTGATAAAAATTCTGAGATTGTTCCATATTTAGATAAAACTAAGTTCGAATTTTTGAAGCGATCTAGCGTTTATCATGACGAATTGGGTTGTTTTATTGGTGCATTAGATGAGAATTCTATTTTTAAGTCATTGCATTGTTATCTCAGACCTAAGAAGTGCATTTTAACGCCCATGGAAGCATGTGCTATAAATATTGATGGCGCTTTGAGGGAGTGGTTTAATCATGGCAAGAGTATATATGAGACGAGAAGAGCACAAATGCAAAAGATTGCGAGTACACACAATTTGGAGCAACAATGCGTTATGTTGCACAGGACGTATGATGAGTGTGTAGCTTTATGGAAGAATGGTAATTTAAATGAGTCAGTGCCAGATGATACTGATGATGAGGGATTCATGTGTCAGAGTGGCTTCGAAACGGAAGACTTATATATCAAAGCTCAGGCTGATATACAGATGTCTGTTTTGAGTGTGAATCAAGTTATTATTCATCAGGATTTTGGTGAAGTTGATATTATCTTTAAACGCGTTTTTGACAACGTCGAACATTATATGATAGTGGAAATTAAACATTCTTATTGTCAAAGTGTACGCAGGAAAGGTAGGCAACAACTGAGACGTGTGTGTAGCGCATTATCAACACTGCGCGTTGGCACGCCAATATTAGCCGTTTTATTGACACCTTATGGTTATGAATTGGTTGATGAATTTGGTGGTGTTGGTATGTGGCATAGATTTAATTTACCATTTGCCACAATTAGACCGACCTAGATATGTCGTAAACTGTCTCCCAGTATGCAATCTGATGGTAGCAAAATTGCACGCAAACATTGGTTACCATATTTATGGTGTGAGATATCATAGTATAGGCTTTGTTTGTGGATGTCCGCCTTGTCGGATACCCTTATTTAGGG